GCCATACCATAATAACTCTTTTACCAATTCGGTGTCAAGTGTGTCAAAATGCAAGTCTCTTGTAAATTTCTTAAAGTGATCTACGACGAAAGTTTTTTCAGCTTTGATATAGTGAGCTCCACCTGTGACCTGAGATGAGAGGTGATTAACTGCAAGTTGAGTATCTTCGTCTAACTGTAATCCTGTTTTTTGTGTTCTAAATGGGACAGCTGGGGTATCAAATGTTCGGGAGGTATATCCTTCCCTTGAATAAGCACCGACGGTGGAAATCTCTGGACCCCAAACAGGTTGAGACAATCCAGGAGACATTTCCATTAAGCTCTGTAACTCTCCTAAAGGTAGCTTAGGGACGTTGACTTTAGCAAATGCACGGGAGTTGTTATTTTCAATAACACCCATCTTGGATAAACCATTAGTCAATCTAGTTCGCCAAGTCATGCTATATTGTACTTCTCCTAGTTATTATTAATTTTGGATTGCGTATTAATCAGGTACAAGTCGCCACTTTTTGGCTCTGTCAGGTATTTCCCACCGTGTCCCTTGTGGGGTTTTTTCTTTAGTATTATAATACAAAAACATTTGTAACAGAATTGATGTTCCTTCCAATTCTTGGATTTGGGAGATTTTGAATTTTTAAAACATCCAGTACCATGGTTATGACCTAAACACGTTGCCACGCCTTATATTATAATACAACTACTTTATATATCATTAGAATGTCACAACTCTGTCCAAGCGTTATTGTATAGAACGTACTCTTTGTTTAGTGTAGTATCATAATAGATTGCACCGTCTTGAATATTTACTGTTGATATTGGTGTATATTTTATAACTACAACACCTGAACCACCTGCTTCTTCTCCTGTATTATATGATCCACCTGATCCACCACCTGTGTTTGCATCTCCTGCTGTTGGAGAATTTGGATCTCCATTTCCACCACCACCAAGTCCACCTGATGCAGCTTGACCTGAACCTGCTCCGCCACCGCCACCGCCAACATAATAATTGCCACCTGATGATTCGCCTATTGTACTACCTACTATTAGGTTTTGAGTTCCTGCACCACCTGCACCTGATGAAGATGAACCTGTATAATTTTGACCAGCAGCTCCTGCTCCGCCACCACCTGCACCATGTAAATTAGTTGACGAATCTCCACCGTCATTACCAAAATCACCACCATTTTGACCTGATGTTTGTCCGCCACCACCACCGTATCCGCCACCGCCAGAGCCATTAGCTGAATAACTAGCATTAGCATTTCCATCTCCACCACCATTTGCTGTGATTGTGTGAAAGATTGAATCTGAACCAACATTTCCACCTGTTGTTCCACCTGCACCTACTGTAATAGTGTAAGTTCCTGCTGGTACTGAAAGACCTGTGTCTTGTCGTACTGCACCTGCTCCGCCACCGCCTTGTTCTCCACTTCCGCCACCACCAATTACTAGGTATTGAACGGTTAAAGCTCCACTGGCTGTAAAAGTTTGTGAACTGCCTGTTGTTGTAAATGTATGAATATTATCTCCACTATCGGTTGTTTTTGTTCCACCTGTGCCATCTGCTGTATTTGGTCTTTCTGCTGTAGTTCCACGAATACGATTACCTGCAAGATATTCCACCATTTCTATACGTTCACTCCCATATTAGATAAAGATTCTTGGCTCAATTTATACTCGTTACCCCATTGTAAATTTTTAGATTGTCTATTTTGTAAGTGGCGGTTCCTGTATTAGCACTTGCTAGAGATCCTGATTGAAAATATCTTAATCCTGTTACAGTTGCAGGTATCGTTCCTGAAACATTTAACACTTGAGCAGTTCTAGCAGAATCAGAATAAACCGTAAGTGTTGATGTTGTGCCATCTCTTACAAATCTAACATACTGCCATTCATCTTCTGTTAAACTTCCAAGTGTTCCTACATTTACTTCTGCATTTCCTTCATTAGTATATCTCAAGTAAACATCCCATGAACCCATATCAATTAACGGATAAATTGAATCATCAGTTCTTGGAATGGCAGTTGTATCAGTAAGTGCAAACATTTGCCAATATGAACCTGCTGGAGAACTATCGGCATAATGGTCAAAATCAATTACAAATTTATCAGATAATGCTGAACCTAAATCATAATAAATTCTATTTGCAGAACCTTGAGTTGCCATAGCACTTGCTGTTATTGCTCCACCTGTTACTGTTATATTGCTTCCAACTGGAACCCACCCTGTACTGCTTGAGAAATCAGTTTGGTATGTTGGTTGCATAGTCCAAAAGCCACCACCACTTGCAGTTGTTACACCGTTGTAAAATTTTACATTATCCATAGTACCATTTAATGTACCATTACTTGTATTATCATATTCATAAACACCAAATTTTATATATCTTAAACTATCAAGAGTTGAAGCAAATGTTACATTTTCTGCTTCTATCAAAGTTGTATAAGTATTATCAGTATACAAACTCATAGTTGCACCTGTTGATGATGTTCGTTTAATTTCTACATAATATGTTGTTGTAGTAAGTGATTCTGCAAATGCTTGTTGGTCTACAAATGGTGTTGTGCCATTTACAAATTTTGTTGTAATAAGGTCGCCAAAAGATGATGTTTCTATTCTAACACCTAAATATTCTTGATTTGTATACATATTCGAATTACTGTCAGATAATCCTAAAAATAGATTCTGTTGAGTTCCATCTGAATTATGAGAGAAATTATCTACTGTAACTTCTGCTTGTAATACCCATTTATTAGCAGGAATACCTACACCTAAATCATAGTAAGTAACACCACTTACTGCACTATTTGCGTTCCAATCAATTTCTTCTGTAGATGTATTGATTGAAATACCTGTATTAGCAGTTGTCCACCCTGTAGAACTTGAGAAATCATCATCTAAAAGTGGATTAGCATCAAACCAATATCTTCTTGCAGTATCTTTTTCCACAAACAAGGAATTGTCTTGAACGTTAGTTGGCTTGTATGCTGTAACATCATTATAAGAAGCAGGTGTTGAATCAAAAGCAAACATAAGATCATAAGTAATATCACTCCATGCTGAACCATTCCAACTTGTATGATTAAATCCACTTGCAATAGTACTAGGAGAATTATTGTATAAGAAATGAACTGCCATACTTCCTGTTGCATCTGTATATTCAGCTACAACTCTATCATCTGCTTGTAATGTGACCTTTGTATCTAACAGTAATTCTTTTAATACAAAACTAGAAGTCAATGTACTAACATCTAATGTATTACTTGTTGATATTGCACTTCCTGAACGATATACTTTGAAAGTTAGATTGCCTGTTGGACTAGATACGCCTCTCATTTTTGTGGATACTTTTCTTATTATTTTTCCTATTGCTGATGAACCTGATAATATTTTGATACCTCGTCTGCTTGTTGAAGTAGATAGTGATGATTCAGCACCATAAGTAGTGCCTGTTGTATCATACGCTGATTGTGTTGTATAAGAATCTGTTACATCTGCTAAACCAATAATTCGTTTACTGTCTTTGTATTCTATGGTCATTGTGGTTTCGTTGCTCCCTTTGCCATAAATCCTTCTGAACCTAGCTCGTCTAGTCCTATTCTAGATAGTGCATCTTGGTATGAATCCTTGAACTCCTCTGCCATAGCATCTAGAAATTCATACATATCTCTTATAGTTACTTTTGCTGAACTGTTAATCTTTTCTTGAATTAATACCAAGTAGGATCTTGTTCTTGTTTCTGCTAGTTGTGGGTGTATTCCTAACTGTTCCCAATATTCTACAACTGCCTTTGATACTCTACCACCTGCTGATAGGTCTTGAATAGCAATTCTAAATGATGATCTTACCATGTTTGCAATCTCCTGTTTCTCAAAGTCTTTTTCGTTCCAGTTGTCAGGGATATTGTTATTTTTCTTTATACTGTCATACATATCTTGGAACATACCGATTTCCTTTAATGCACTATTCATTGATATTGTAATCATTTCAATCTGTGACTCATATTCCTGTACAACTAATCTTGAATGAGCATCTGTTTGTTTTCTTAGTCTTTCTATTGTAAGTTTTTTCTTTTCAATATTGTAGTATGCTTCCTGAAGTGCCTTGTATTTTTTGTCGATCTGTGCAAGACATTGTTTCATTCTGCTTAATGGGGAGTCACTAATCATCTGCATTGTTTGCAAACTGTAACTGCTTTGTGATGTGGAATGTCCAATGAGTGAACTGCCACGTTTATACTCTGGAAGTCTTTCTGTAATCTTTGCAATTTGTTTTTCATCTAAAGTTGCCAAGTCAGTTACCTTGCTGAATAATTCTATGTTAGTCAAAATCTTGATGCTCCTGCTAAATGATTTCTAGCTACTGTCAAGTCTCCAAAGGGAGTAGCATCCCCTAATGTTGCGAATGTAATATAATCCATAACATCTGAAATTGAACCACTATTACCACCACCAATAACACCTCTAGTATCAGATGATACACCAGCAGGTGCGTGTCTAGCTACTGACAAATCTCCAAAATCACCTGCTGTAACAGTTGGATTTGCATCTATAGTGATATAGTCCATTGAAATTTCATTAGAACCTGAATCTCCACCTGCAAATATACCTCTAGTTCCATTGGATAACCCAGCAGGATATCGTCTAAGCATTAACAAATCTCCGAAATCAGTTGCAGTAACAGTTGGATTTGCACCTATAGTAATGTAATCCATATAATCACCGTTACCAGTACCACCTGAACCACCACCAAATATTCCACGAGTGTCAGATGATACACCTTTTAAATCTTGTCTAGCTACTGATAAGTTACCAAAGGTATCAGCATTTCCACGTGTATCTATGGTAATATAGTCCATTGTGGTTACAGTTGTAGTTGTAGTTCCACCACCAAATACTCCTCTAGTTCCAGATGATACTCCCCCTGTAGCGTGTCTAGCTGCTGTCAAGTTTCCGAAATCAGTAGCGTTACTTGGTGTTGCGAATGTAATATAGTCCAAAACATCTGAATTAGATCCTGTATGACCACCACCAAATATCCCTCTTGTTCGTGACGATACTGCTTGTAAATAAAGTCTAGCTACTGATATATCTCCGAAATCAGTAGCATCTCCTAAAGTTGCAATAGTGATATAATCCATTGTGTCGTCATAAGTACTTGCATAACCACTCCCAAATACACCTCGACCACCTGCATAGGGTACAATACCATCTTCATACCAAACTTCTGAATGATATGTATTAGCATCAAATTTGTAGTAAATTTTTCTTGTATCGGTTTCCTCATATCTGCTTCCTTCTTGAACATTGGTTGGTCTTTGCACAACTGTGGTTGCTGTTGTAACTCCATTATAGATTTTAATATCATCAATAGTTCCTATATTTTGACCTGTTCCTGTTCCTGCTGATGATTGATTGTCTTGTAATCTAAAATATTTTAATCCTGTTATACCTGAAGATATACCTGTTTTTGTTTGACCTTCAATTAATGATGATGCTGTTCTTGCAGGATCATTGTATAATTCTAATCTCATACTTGTGGAACTTAATCTAATAATTCTAACATAATATGTTCCAGTTGCGTTAATGGTGTTTAATGTTCCACCTGCAATATTTAATGGTCCTGAATCTGCGTTTGTCATTGTGAATCTTCCACCTGTTGCTGTTGAGGACATATAGAATCCAATAGCATCAACTGATCCCCCAATAGCTCCACCTGTTCCTGAATTATTCATTGTGATGTATGTAGCTGCACCAACACTACCACTTGAATAAAGCGTTAGTGTTGATATAACCATTTTGAAATCCAAAACCCATGCTGTATCAGATAATGCAGTTCCAAAGTCATAATAAATTCCTTGATTTGTTGTGCCAGTTACCTTTGAATCATAGGCTAAATTATCATTAGTTACATTGACTCTAAAATCTCCAGTATCATTAGAAACCCAAACTGCATCTGCGGCAGTTTGATCAGCATAGCTTGAGAAATCATCTTCGTATGTTGGTGTTGTAATACCTTCAGTTGATAATCCTTGAACCCTTCTACCTGCGTGATATGTTATTGCCATTCAATCATTCCACCTATGCAATTTGCACGACCTGTGAAGAACCGTTCTTCCATAGTGTGATGTATAAACCGTCATTATTTGCATCGATCTTTCTTGTAAACATATATCCAGTTGCGTTTTGTGTTGCAGCTGTTGGCGTATATCCAACCACTTGAACAGTAGCAGCAATTTCTGGATCCATTCCTCCACCGCTGCCTCCGCCCCCGGCTCCACCCGTTTCTCGCCAGGTAGTTCCGTCATAGGTTAGGGTTAGCGTGTTGCCAGCGGCTGTAGTTTTGTCAGCAGCCGCATCTAATGTAATATTTACTTGAGCTCCCGTAGCTCCTGCCTTGCCATGAGTGACAGTTAGAATCCCGTCAAACTGTAATGTTACTCTACTGCCAGCTTGGTAGCCTGTACTGTTAATGAAATCTATGGTTGTGGTTCCTGTGATATCAAAATAGTTGCCGTCTGTCCCAAGTGTTATGGTTGTAGCACTTGCAAGATCAGCACCTTTTGATTCTTGTAAATTGTTTGCCAACGCACCAACTCCTGTAATGCTTGAGAATAATCCAGAAGAGATGTCTGCGTTCACTAAACTTGAGGTTAAGTTTAATTTGGAATATGCTATGGCTGCCGAAGCATTGACTTCGTTATTTGTTATGTCCAATGCTAGTTTGGATTGTGCTATCCCAGCACTTGCTTTAATTGAGGTGTTGGTAATATTTGTTATAGTATTATTATCTACATCTATGGATTTATTTTCTAAAGTGGAAGTTTGAGCATCATAAGCGGCAAGGGCATTGGACAGAGTTGCTTTTTTAGTTTCCACTCCAGCCCCTCCAACGTCATCAACTATGGCAATTACGTCAGCGGCAACGGGGGTGGGTAAGTTAGTTAGATCAGTAATTTTCTTGTTAACCATTACTCATGATTAAATGTGAATAGTTAAAACTATTTCCTTGAACGCTTTTTGATGGGGGTAATTTGATAAGACGACGGATTGTAATTTTGGGCGGCAACCAAACAGTAGATGATACTCATTACGGAATCCTGTGGGTGATTAAACATCTTCATGGCTTTTTGACGGGGATCCTCAACTGCGACTTCCTGGGTTTCGTTGAGGTCTTTTCTAGTTACGGAGGTCATGTCGTCTAATAAAAAGTCAGTTTGCCAGTCATAATAGTGCGGTATCATAAACATCGGTTTTTGGAACTTTTCGTTCCTAGGGTGTAGCGGATGTGATATATGCATCCCAATAAAGTCAATAAAGTTCTGAATTACCGTAGTCTTGTCAATTTGGAGTTTGGCTTGTTCAACTCCATGCTTGTCTGAATTTTGCCCGTACTCCGAGGTCGGCTTGACCTCGTTGCCTATGGTTTGACATCCGATAAACTTCTGTCTGCCAAGCCCCGAAAATTTATTGTCATGAGCGTCACGACCTCCGCCTTGAATGAGGGGAATTTGATCCTGTCCGTATCCCCAGTCCCCTACGCCATAGTCTATGTCATAGTTTCTGAACAGGTCGGCAATATGTCTGGCTTGATCCATCGGGTGTTCGGCTGGACGGGGATCAATCCATGCCAATTGATACCTGTTGCTCTTACGCCAGTGAAGGATAATAGTTGCGACGGTCTTTGAGGCAGTAGGACCAGAACCGAAATCAACCCCACCTAGCACTCTGATCTCGTTGCCATAGGTGGCCTTCAAATCCAATACCTCCCCTGGAAGTAGCAGTTTCAAGTAGTTCACATAACAGGCTTGAACCATGTCTGGAGTAATTGGACGACGTTCTGCCTTGTAAAACTCACCTCTACAGTGAGACAGATACATGGAGAGGGGGTAGTGCTTCTCCTGATACTCTATGGACAATTCAGGCTGAACATGATACTTGTGAATTGCGTCATGGATTGTAAGGGGAATATGTGGGAACATTGCCTGTGGGAAATGATACCCACGATAGTCCACGTTGGTCGGATTCTGTGCAACCCATTTGCCCTGCAAGATTTTGCTTAACTTGTCCTCGTCATTGGTGATGGCACCAAATGCGTCAAATGTCAGCTTGTCTCGCCATTCCGAATCGTCATACTTCCATTCACGCTGATCCGTCCTTTTCCACATCCTGTGATATTCAGAACCAGCCTCCCCACCAATGCCAAACACGTACACCCTTCCGTGAGTCTTTGACAGGGAATACATTGCGACGGGAAGAAAACCAACGTCTTGGGCTTGGGCTTCGTCCAGTATCAATGCCTGATTGGATTTTCCCTCAACTGCGTGATACTTGTTTTCGTCAGTTACCAGGTATATCACAGAACCGTTAAGCAGCTTGATACGTCCAACGTTTGCCTTGCCATGGGGGAGGTATGACTCCATTTTTGGATTTGCGATAAAAGTCTCCTGACGCAATCTTTGTTCTGAAAAGGCGGACCTGTGGTTGTCATCGTCCACTACATAGGTGACTTCGCATCCAGGCTTGTTTAGTGCAATCCAGGATATCAGGGAACTTGCGTTGGTGGTCTTGTATGTCTGTCTGCCGTTGACAAACATTTGGTGTGGGTGTTCATCAAGCAGTGGCTCAAGCCAATATGGATCCTGTTTAAAATTAAGTGGCTTCCTTCCGATCATTGGACGAAAATCCTTGATAAAATCTAACAAGTTGTCTGGAACTACGTCGGGGTTTGCCTTGGCTCGTTTTTCCCTCATTCGTTCTTCTAGTATTCCTAAACGGAATCCGTCACTATGTACCATTTTTCTCAGGAAATTCCTCCAGCTCTGGAGTTGTTTGTAACAGTTCTCCCTCTATCATTTTTAATCTTCTGGCGAAATCGTGATTTTTTTGCACGGTAGAATACACTTGAGACTGATACCCTACGGCTTGGGAAAGTTTTATCATTAAGCCATGGTCTTTTTCATCGTCAGGCTTTTGAGATTCCTTAAAGAACTCCTCTGCCAGCGTGTCCATGATCGTAACTGATATCTTCCCCACGTGTGAAGGATCTGTCCAAGACTCTTGCATCATATATTTAGATAAAATTTATTTAATAAAGTGTTTCTTTTTCATGTGGGTTAGCATTTTACCCTCGGAGACAGTGAAAAAATCATGTTTTAGACAGGCGAAACTTGGAAATTTACTCATTATATGGTATCTCTAATTTATCCAGTATAAGTTTTAAATAAATGTCTGTTTTGTACTGTTTTTCCTGTATACCCCTAATATCTTCCTCATGTGAAGTATGAATCCCAATTGAATTTTTATCCTGCTCGGAAAGTTCCACTATCTTGTTTTTTAGTGCAATAAAGCATTGCTCCTTTTTCCAGAAATATCTGATAAGTCCTATTACGCCAACTGAGCAAGGAATTAAAACTCCAACTATTATTTCGATCCACATGGGTAGTTGTTATCCTAACTGTTTAAAGGAGTTTTTATATTCAATCTTCTTCGCAATCGTCATCGTGATCCCCGTCAAGACCGCCACAATAATCACAGGTTACACCATACATGATTCTCCACAGTAGTCCTCATTGACCTCTATATTTTTCCCGAAAAAATCTGACAAGGTTGACTGATTTTCAATGTCCTCCGTTGAGGATTTGTAACCCCACTTGTTATACCTTTTAGCAAGTTTGCTTCCAACTCGATCTATTTCGGCTTCCAGCCATTTAATAGTTTCAAATGCCAGCGGATCATATTTCTCCATTAGTTTTAAATCCCATTCTTCGGCATGAGCTCCACAGTAACATTCACCTGATCTATTCAGCCATTGATACACGGGGGTTTTCTCCAAATCATGATCAATGAAATAATCCCACAACTGCTCACCATTCTTCCACAGAAACGGCTTGACGTATGGCAATCCAGAGTTAAAGTCAAGAGGCTTTTTGGTATATTTTTTCACCTTGTTTCTTGCACGTGATTCCTTCTTTCTAACTCCAGATACGAAACAGGCATTTTCTCCAGCTTTTATTTTAGGTCGCAGGAAATAATACCAGGTGTGCATTTTTAGATAACCCATCCACATGGCGTGGTTTCCAGCGAAGGCAAACCCATACTTCATAACGATATTGTAAAACCTCTCCTTGTCACTAGCCCAAGTCATGTGGATTGGCCAATTTCTTTTCTTGGCATAGTCCACTACAAACTGTCTGGTGTCACGAGCTCCAAGTCCCGTGTTGGTGAAAACTATCCCTGCGAATCTGTCAGGATAGTTTCGGGCAATAAAGTCAGCAACACAGACTGAGTCCTTGCCACCTGAGAACAATACATAGAACCTGTCATAGCCATACTTCTCAATGACCTCTGACATTATTTGCTCAGGAGACTGTGGCTCAACCCATTCAAAGCTATTCAAGAAGAAAACCCATCTAATGATTCATTGCTCTGGGGTTTTAATCTATTGCGAATGATCTCCACATACTCTGGGTTTAACTCTATTCCAAGCCATCTGCGGTTTAGTTTCAGGGCTACTAGGGCTACCGTGCCAGCTCCCATGAACGGATCAAATACCACTCCAGGCTCAAAGCCTGCACCGCATTGACAGGTTTTCTCGCCTACCTTGCGGTAACTTGCAGTTACAGCGTCTTTTTGCATCTTCTGTTTCATGCCCTGAGTAAGATCCTCGGAGTGATCATGCCATGACTGTCCAAGTGACTTGGCATAC